CACGATACATCTTTAAATTTATGGAATAAAGATAATTTTATTCGTGCAGAATTTACCAATAGCGATAGAACTCATGTTAGAGTTTATTACACAAATGATATGGATAAAGAAGACGAGTTCAATTTTGTATATGATGAGGATCACAAATATACAAAAAAACTTTTAGAGTTAACTGATCTTGATACAATGCATGAGTTGACATACAAAAGAATCAAACAAGAAGAAAAATATTTTAAAGAGTTTGCAGTTCGTGTAGGAAAAGAACAAGGTTTATTGATTGATCCTATCGCATATTATGATAGTGAAACTCAGTCATCTAAAGTTGATACAAAGTTTTATTCTTATGGTTTAAAATTATTTTTTGAAGACTTTAATACTGAAAAACAAAAAGAAGATTTATTCATTGTAAAACTTGCAGCCTTTGAATTAGACTTAGTAAAAAATTGTGAAGATAGAGAAATAAAATCTAAACTTAGAAAAGCAAAAAATCCTATTGAAGTTTTAAAAATATTATTAGAACTTAAAGGTGATTAAACACACCTTCAAAGTCTTTATTAATTACGTGAATTAGTGAAGATGTTTTACATACTCTTAGATTTGTATCACTAAGAATTAATTGATGCCAATGAGTTGGTAAGTTTTCTAAAGGTACATTATACTTATCTATCATATAAGTTAACATTGTTTCATTATTATAAAAATATCTGTCATCTTTTTCTTTTATTTCATCTACGACTTTTTTCACTTCATCTAATCTGTCACTAAATTTTAAATTATCTCTTACTTTTTTATTACCACCAAATGTGCCTGTATTCATCATCCATTCATTTTTAGGTTGACATAGTTGTGAATACACCATATCTTTATATTGTTTTGTTTTTATTACCCAATGATACTTGTCAAGTGTTTTAATAAATGATTCTTTATCTTCTAAATCAAATCTAGATTGAACAAATCTAGGAATAGGTGTTGGAGTCATATAAGTCACTAAACTATTGAAGTTAAATTTTTCAAACATGTTTTTATTTGTGTTTGGTATAATATCAAAATCAAGATACATCACCTCATCATAATTATCAAGATATTTTTCCCACATCTTGATTTTTTCTATATTTAAGTCATCATAATTTTTAGTCGTAAAGGTTGTTAGATTAAAATCAGCATTACAATTTTCAGCATATTGTTTTAGACCCTCACGTAATTTAGAACTAAATTTTTTAAATTGATTTGCGTTATGTAATCTTTTTTCTGTAATATCAGAAACTTCAGTTTCAATACTAAAGATTAATCTTTTTTTCAAATCGCCAGACATAATCAAACTCCTTATTAATTGTATGAACTATTTTTGTATCTTCTGGTATATGTAACTCTCTATCATAAAAATAATGCCACTGTTTATTTAACCATTGAACAGGCACATTGTTTGCTTTTAGTTTATAAGAAAAAATAGTTTCATTATCATATCCAAAAGTATCAGTTATATTATTTGGATACATAGAATCTTTTGCATAAACATCACTTCTTAAATAATGCATCAAATCAAATAATCCAACAAGTCCATTCCAATAATCTAATTTTTTCCATTGTTCTTTATTTGTACCAATAATACCTGTGTTTATCACATCACATTGCGGTGACATATTATTCTCTTCTAACATTGCCATTGTATTAAAATATTTTGCAGAAGGTGATCTTATAGTTCCTTTTACCATATCTAAAGGCATGTGTGTTGGTCTAATATTATCATTGTTATTGTAAACTGCAATACCTTTTGATAGATCCCAAGTTTCAAAAAAATTATCTTTAGTTACAGGTATCGCATCAAAATCTAAATAAAGTGCTTCGTCATAATCGTGTAAGTGATTATTCATAAGTTCTAGTTTATAGAAATTTACAATATTATACATTGTAATAAATGGAAAGTGTGTCTTAAAATATTTTACATAATGTTTGAAATTTTCATCATTCTCATGTAAATAATAATCAACACCAATACTATCTGAATATCGTTTTTTATTATCAACAATTTTTTGATAGTGTTTACTAAACTTATTTTTAGTATTGATATTAGTGGGTGTTTGATCCTTTTTAATTATATTTTTATCAAAAAAATCTAAATCATCCTCTGGTATATCAATATACAGACTGTAAATTACCCTTGACATATGTTATCCATGTGTGATATAAATATACTTATAACATATTGAGAGATATTTGTCAATGAAAATATTAATTACTGGCGACAAAGGATTTATTGGAAGTCATTTGTCAAAATCACTTATTGATGATGGTCATGAAGTTATTGGTTGGGATAAAAAAGACAACAAAAATATACTTCATATAACATCTGAAGATATTGGTTATGCAGACAAAATTGTGCATCTTGCCGCAAGAGCAAATGTAAAAAAAAGTTTAGAAGTTCCACAAACTTATTATATGAACAATGTTCTAGGAACTAAAGCAGTTTTTGAGGCTGCAGAATATGTCGGTGTGCCTGTTATTTTTGCATCATCATCTACTGCTGCCCAATGGTGGTTATCACCATATGGAACAACTAAAAAAATGACTGAAGTTATTTCAGATAATTATTTACAAAATGTTGCACTTAGATTTTCTAATGTTTATGGTGATGGTCAAAGAGATACGATGTTATTTCAAAGAATGATCAACGATTCACTAGAGTTTGTTAGTAATAATCATGTTAGAGACTTTATACACGTTGATGATGTTGTAGATGCAATTAAAATATTTTTATATGCAAAACAATTTGAATTTGATAGAATATATGATGTTGGTACAGGTGAAGGACTAAATGTAAATAATTTAGTAGAAGATTATGGATTTAATGTTGAGGAAAGAGTTGGTGAGTCTTGTGAAATGTTAGATAATACGGCTGATATTACAAAATTGACTAGATTAGGATGGTCACCAAAAAGAGATATACATAAATACTTAAAAGGAAAATTAGATGGCAGAACCAAACTCAAAAACAACACTAAAGGATTATTGTCTTAGAAATTTAGGATTTGGAGTTGTTGATATCAATGTATCAGATGACCAAATAGATGATAGAATAGATGAAGCAGTGCAATACTTCGCTCACTATTACTATGATAATATTGAGAAGATGTATTTGAAATATAAGTTGACTGAATCTGATATAGCAAGATTTAAGACTAATGAAACAACAACAGCGACAGATAGATCAGATAGTTCACTAACTTTTTCATTTGAAGAGGGGAAAAATTTTATATCCATGCCCTCAAGTGTTGTATCAGTATTAAATATTTTTTCATTCGATAATGCGGCAACAAATAATATGTTTGATATTCGTTATCAATTACGACTCAATGATCTATATGATTTCTCATCAACATCAATCATACACTACGAAATGACAATGCAACATTTAGATTACTTGTCACATTTGTTAGTTGGTGAAACACCAATAAGATTCTACGAACATCAAGGAAGATTATATCTTGACATGAATGTAGATGGTGATGTCAATGCTGACGAATTTTTAATTATTGAGTGTTACAGAAAATTAGACCCAGAAACATATACAGACATTTACAATAACATGCATTTAAAAAGATATGCAACCTCATTAATTAAAAGACAATGGGGAACTAATTTATCTAAGTTTCAAAATGTCGCATTACTAGGTGGGGTAACATATAATGGTGAACAAATTTACTCACAGGCACAAGAAGAGATAGAAAAACTAGAGGCTTATATAGAAAATTTACAATACCCAGATATGATCATAAAGGGATAAAATGGCTGTTAATCAAGCATTTACTACATCAGGTAAGTTGGCAACTGTATCTGAACAAAATCTATATGCAGATTTAATTAAAGAAGCAATACAGATACATGGTCATGATGTAAATTATGTTGATAGAACTTTAACAGCAAGAGATGATATATTTGGTGAGGACTCATTATCCTCATTTAGTAAACAACAAACTATAGAAATGTATGTTGAAGATGCAGACGGTGGATATCAAGGTGAAAAAGAATTAATACAACAGTTTGGTTTAGAAAACAGAAACGAAATAACATTTGTTGTTAGTAGAACACGTTTTGATGATGTTGCTCATCAAATGGATTTAGAGACTGCAACAAGTACAACTGCAGGTTCAATACTTTTAGAGTCAGGCACAATTACATCTTCATTGACGAATAAAATTAGTGCGTCATTTGGAACAGCATACCTAAGAGGTGAGGCTGCATCAACAAGTTTATATGCAAACAGACCTAAAGAAGGTGATTTAATTTATCACCCAGTATTAGATAAAATATTTGAAGTTGCGTTTGTAGATCAAGATGACCCATTTCATCAACTTGACAATAACCCTGTCTATAAGTTAAGATGTAAGTCATTCGAATATAGTTCTGAAGTTCTTGATACAGGTATCACTGCAATTGATGCTGTCGAGGATGCACTAACAGGTGATGCGTTACAACATCAAATGACTTTAGAACAAACAAGTGGATATACTCAAAGTTTTGCATTAGAGTTTTTCACACAAAAGGGTTACACTGATAATTTACTTGCAGAGACAGGTGATACTTTGGTATCTGAAACTGATGAATCATCTGCTGGTGAAAGCATACTTCTTGAAAACCCTGCCGATAGTGGAGTTGATAGTTATATCATTCAAGAAGACTATATAGTAGGAGATATGTCAACTGATACAACTGCTCAGAATGAGTTATTTGAAACAGAGGATGAAGACGTATTAGACTTCAGCGAATCTAACCCGTTCGGTGATGCTGGGAGAACATAATGTTAGGACAACAATTTTATCATGAAACAATAAGACGAATGGTCGTCACATTTGGAACAATATTTAATAATATCAATATTGTAAGAAAAGACAATACTGGTACAATAAAACAAAAAATGAAAGTTCCTTTGGCATATGGTCCAAAACAAAAATTTTTAGTTAGACTTGATCAAGATGCAAGTTTAGATTCAAAAGTTGCAATAACATTACCACGTATGGGTTTCGAAATACAAAATTTATCATATGATGCAACAAGAAAATTAAATCGTGTGCAAAAATTTAAAAAAGTAAAAGGTGCAAAAGCAAATCAATTAGATACTCAGTTTATGCCCGTTCCATACAATCTTGATTTTGAATTATATGCAATGGCAAAACAATCAGATGATGCTTTACAAATAGTAGAACAAATTCTTCCATACTTTCAACCTGACTATACAGTAACAATTAAAGATATGGAAGATATGGGTATTAAGAGAGATGTGCCAATAATATTAAACTCAATAAGTTATGAAGATAGTTATAGAGGTGATTTTCAAGAAAGACGTGCAATCATTTATACATTAACATTTTCTGCAAAGTTTTACTTATATGGACCAGTCGTATCTAGTAAAGTTATTAAACAAGTTCAAGTTGATCAATATGCTGATATGCCTGTAAATACACCAACTAGAGAACAAAGATATACAGTGACACCAAGTCCTACAACTGCTGATGCTGATGATGATTTTGGATTTAATGAGACAATATCATTTTTTGAAGATGCTAAGAATTTTAATCCAGCAACAGGTGAGGATGAACCTAAATGATGATAAATGATATTCAAATCAAAAACAATTAACTTAGACATAACACATAGATGCACTTTACAATGTTCTAAATGTTCAAGACAAGACCCTAATTATGTTTATGACAAAAGGGATACAACACTTGAAGAGTTTGATAAAATAACAAATTATTATCAAGAGATAATTTTTTGTGGACAAATTTCCGATCCTATCTTTCATCCACAGTTTGATAAATTTTTAAAAATGTGTAAGGATAAAAATGTCTTTGCAGAGATTCATACTGCAGCTAGTCATCGTAAAATAGAACAATATAAAAATTTTTTTGAAGCAAACACAGATGCCAAATGGGTTTTTGGTATTGACGGACTTCCTAAAGATAGTCACAAGTATAGAATAAATCAAGACGGTGAATATCTTTTTGATATAATGTTATTAGCAAAAAAAGAATATAACATAAACGTGTCTTGGCAATATATTGTATTTCCTTATAATGAAGATGATTTATTTACTGCAATGGGTATCGCAAGAGATAATGATATTAACTTTTTAATTATTGAGTCATCTAGGTTTGATGATGAGGAACAATTACCCGATCTAAATAATAAACAATATGAAATGGTTTATGATTTTAAACCACAATGTATAAATGGTAATAAAGAACACGGTCACACATCAAAAGGATTTGTTTTACCTTGTTGTTGGTCTGATGTTAACAAAAATCAGATACCAGAATTAACATTAGATCATTTATCATTGACAAATGCTGAAAATATAGATACAATTATTACGTCAAAGGAGTGGGTAGATTTTGCAGACAAACTTAAAACTAATCCACCAGAATATTGTAAAAGATATTGTGGATATAAAAAGAAAACAAGTATTAGATCAGAGATAAATTTTAATGACAGATAAAGTAGATAAAATAATAGATAAGACACTTGGAGTTGTCGATGATATAAAAAATGAATCTAAAAAATCTGTAACTATACAAAGATCAAAAAAGATTGATGACATTGATTCTGATTATGAATATCAAAGAGAAAATTTTTATAGTTTGATTGAAAGAGGTCAAGATGCTGTTGAGGGAATACTAGAACTTGCTCAAGAATCAGAACACCCACGTGCTTATGAAGTGGCAGGTAATTTAATAAAACAAGTTTCTGAAGTTACAGAAAAACTTGTTGACCTACAAACTAAAATGAAAAAATTAAAAGAAGTTCCTAACAGTGGTCCAAAAAATGTGACAAATGCTTTATTTGTTGGATCTACCGCTGAGTTACAAAAAATGTTAAAAAAGAAAGATGATTAATTTAGAAAACTCTTCAGTTGATCTAGACATATCAAATAAATGCACCTTAGAGTGTAATCGATGTGAACGTCAAGAATTACGTAGCATGAATAAAAGTGTGCCTGGTGGTGATATGTCAGTCGATGATTTTATCAAAGTTTGTGATTATTATGGAAATGATGAAAACTATATTGCATTCTGTGGTCCTATTAGTGATCCTATATTTAATCCAAATATCTTAGAATTTTTAAAGATTGCATATGAAAAAAATAAACGTATTAAAATTCATACAGCTGCAACATCAAAAGATAAAAAGATTGATTGGTATGAAAGAGCATTTGATATGAATCCAAACGCAAGGTGGATATTTGGTTTAGACGGACTACCTAACAAAAGTTGGATTTATAGAGTTAATCAAGATAGTGATTTAATTTATGATGCAATGATATTATGTGCAAAAAAGAATATGGATGTAATATGGCAGTATCTAGTCTTTGGTTATAATGAAGATCAAATAGAGGAAGCAAAAGATATTGCTGAGAATAATAATATTACATTAGAGATAAATTATACATCTAGATATATTGATCATGTCATATACAAACCAACAAATGATGTTGTCAACGAGACAAAAAAAACTGTAGAGTATGGATTTTATCCAAGATGTTTGTCAAACAATAGACCACCATATGTTAGTGCGACAGGTCAAATACTTCCTTGTTGTTGGGTTGATCAACCCACAGTAAATTTTTTAGAAAACGATCCTGTCATATCAACTTTAAATAGAGAAGATTTTAATATTAAAAATGTTAAAAATATAAAAGATGTATATAAACATGAAGTATATAAAAAGTTTTACAATGATTTAATAAATAATCATGATAGTTGTTCAGAATATTGTAAAAAAAAATGTTCGCAAAAAATGGAAAACCCAACTAGAATTAAAAAACGTTATGGAAAATTATCTAGGCAATCCTAATTTAAAAAAAGTCAATACACCTCAAGAATATACAAAAGAACAAATTCTTGAATATCAAAAGTGTATGGATGATCCATTGTATTTTATTGAACAACATATGAAGATAATATCTCTTGACGAAGGGTTGATTGATTTTAAACCATATAATTTTCAAAAAGAAATGATAGGCACATTTCATAAGAATCGTTTTTCTATTTGTAAACTACCAAGACAGTCTGGTAAATCAACAATTATGTTATCATATCTTTTACACTATGCACTATTCAATGCAAATATTAATATTGCAATATTGGCTAACAAAGCTGCAACTGCAAGAGATTTACTAGGAAGATTACAACTTGCATATGAAAATCTACCGACATGGTTACAACAAGGTATAATGTCATGGAATAAAGGTTCTCTTGAATTAGAAAATGGTTCAAAGATACTTGCATCGTCAACATCAGCATCTGCTGTTCGTGGTAGTTCATATAACATAATATTCTTAGATGAGTTTGCTTACGTTCCGTCACAAATTGCTGATGAATTTTTTAGTTCAGTTTATCCTACCATATCATCTGGTAAGACAACAAAAGTTATTATAGTATCTACACCTCATGGTATGAATATGTTTTATAAACTATGGAATGATGCGATACACAAAAGAAATACATATGTTCCTATCGAGGTTCATTGGAGTGAAGTGCCTGGTCGTGATGATAAATGGAAAGAGGAAACAATAAAAAATACAAGTGAACAACAATTTAGAACAGAGTTTGAATGTGAGTTTTTAGGATCAGTAAATACATTAATTAATCCAACAAAACTAAGACAATTATCATACAAAGATGCTATTACTTACAACGCTGGATTATCAGTGTATGAAAATCCAATCAAAGATCATACATACTTTATAACATGTGATGTATCAAGAGGAACTAAAAATGATAATTCTGCGTTTGTTGTTATGGATGTTACACAAATACCATATCGTATAGTTGCATCATTTAAAGATAACGAAATAAAACCTTTAATGTTTCCACATAAAATTAATAATGTTGCTAAGGCGTATAATCATGCGTTTGTTTTAGTTGAAGTCAATGATATAGGTGAACAAGTATCAAACAATTTGCATTATGACTTAGAATATGATAACATAGTAATGTGTTACATGCGTGGACGTGCTGGACAAATTATGGGTGGTGGATATTCAGGTGGTAAAGCACAAATGGGTGTTCGCACTACAAAAGCAGTAAAAAAATTAGGATGTTCTAATTTAAAACAAATTGTTGAATCTGATAAAATGATTATAGAAGATTTTGATATAATAAATGAGTTATCTACTTTTATTGTAAAAGGAAATCAGGTACAAGCAGAGGAAGGATCAAATGATGACCTTGCGATGTGTTTAGTATTGTTTGCATGGGCATGTGATCAAACATATTTTAAAGAATTAACTGATGTTAATATTAGAGCAAAGATGTATGCAGAAACACAAAATCAATTGGAACAAGACATGTCGCCATTTGGATTTGTTGATAATGGAGTTGATGATCCTTATGAATCAAGTGAATATGGTCAAGTATGGACTACAGTAGATATACCAAAATTAGATGACTAAAGTAATTCAATCAAATCATTATCTAATTTTATCCAACAATTATGGCATAGTATCTTAGAATCATCCATAAGGAGTATAATCTCATCTCTAGTACCATTTATCGCAGTTGTTTTAGATTTTTTTCTAATTTCAGAATCATGAGGATGAAACTTCAAACATACTGTCTCAGACTCACCACAATTAGTACATGATTTATCAGACAGATGAGTATTCAACCATGCCACACGTTTGTTATAATGCCTTCTAGCGACCTTTTTAATAGTCTCTTTGTATTTTTCATAATGTGTCTGCATATTCATATTTATATATACATAGTATATAAAAACCATGATGTAGAAAAATTAATTTCTATAAATAATCATGAAATTACAAAGATATTATCTTAAAAGGAGACAATCATGCCTAGCACATTCGGCGTTTCACCTGGCGTTCAGGTTAGAGAAGTAGATTTAACGAATGTAGTACCTGCAGTTGCAACATCTATTGGTGCAATCGCTGGACCATTCGAAAAAGGCCCTGTTTCTAGTGTCACAACAATTAGTTCCGAAGAGGAGTTAGTAGAGATTTTTGGTAAACCAAATGCTGAAAATTTTGAAGTTTTCTTTACTGCGGCAAACTTCTTAGGATATACAAATGCCCTAAAAGTTGTTAGAACGGAATCTGGTGTTTTAAACGCTGGTGCAAACAGTGGAGTATTAATCAGAGATACAGATCATTATTTAAACTCATTTGCAGCAGGTGAAGGTTCACATGGTGAGTGGACTGCAAGAACTGCTGGAACATGGGGTAATTCACTTGGTGTTTCATTATGTCCAAGTGCAACTGCATACGAACAAATGATTAGTTCATCAAGTCAAACAGTTGGTGAGGATGCTGCAGGTTCAACATCTATCGCTGTTGACGATATAGATTTAGCAAGTAATGTTATCGCAGTTGGTGACATCGTATCATTCTTCCAAGATTCAGCAGGTGCGACACCTGTAACTGGTGAGACTGGTAAACAATATGAAGTTACTGCTGTTGATACAAGTGCCAACACTATGACAATCAAAAGATTAGATGATCCAAACGGTGGTGGAACATTTAATATTATACCTGATAATTCATTCATTAAAAGACGTTGGAGATTTTACGATTTATTCAATGGTGCTCCAGGCACATCATCATACGCAACAAACAATCAAAGAGGTACAAATGACGAACTTCATTTTGTTGTTTATGACAGAACTGGTGCAACAACAGGGTTTTCTGTAGATTCAAATGGACAGAGAACAAACTCAGTTATTGAGACATTCTCAAACTTATCAAAACACCCTAATGCAAAAAATGAATCTGGTTCATCAATCTATTACCCAGATTATGTTTATGCAAACTCAGAGTTCATTTATTGGACTGATCATATTTCTGCAGGCACAAATTGGGGAACTAATTTAACAGGAACAACAGCATTTACAGACGTTATTGTTGTTGTTGTAGATGAACTAACTGGTGGAACGGATGATTATGCTGTGACTGCTGGTGAAACAAAAATTGCATATGAAAAGTTTGAAGATGATGCAACTGAAGATGTAAACTTAATTCTTGGTGGTGAATCATCAATCGTAGCAGATTCACAATCAGCATACGATACACATGCAACAATGATTAACGACATTGTTACTGCAAGAAAAGACTGTCTTGGTTTTGTATCACCTCGTAGAGGTGCAGTTGTAGGAGTTACAGACTCAGCAACACAAACTCAGAGAGTAAGTGAAGATGCGGCAACTGTTCCAAGTTCATCATTCTTAGTTCTTGATAGTGGATACAAATACATGTACGACAAATACAACGATACATTTAGATTTGTACCTCTAAACGGCGATGTTGCTGGAACATGTGCAAGAACAGATGCAGTAGCAGATTCATTCTTCTCACCTGCTGGATATAACAGAGGTAGAATTAGAAATGCAATCAAACTTGCTTACAACCCAAATCAAACACAAAGAGATGAGTTGTACAGAGGAAGAGTCAACCCAGTTATCAATCAACCAGGTCAAGGTGTTGTTCTATTTGGTGATAAAACAGCATTGACAAATCCTTCAGCATTTGATAGAATAAACGTTAGAAGATTGTTTATCTTATTAGAAAAAGCAATCTCAACAGCTGCTAAATTCCAACTCTTTGAGTTCAATGATGAATTCACAAGAGCACAATTTAGAAGTTTGATAGAACCTTTCCTAAGAGACGTACAAGGTAGAAGAGGTATCACAGACTTTAGAGTTATAGCAGATGCAACAAATAACACAGGTGAAGTTATTGATAGAAATGAATTTGTCGCAGACATCTTTGTAAAACCAAATAGATCAATCAACTTTATCCAACTAAACTTTGTGGCGACACGAACAGGTGTAGCGTTCACTGAAGTAGCAGGAGCAGTATAATGGCAAACATAGACGATTTTAAAGC